GAAGAGTCCGAAGAGGAAGTCGAAGACGAGGTCGAAGAGGCGGTCGAGCCCTCGGCCAAGGTTGCCAATTTCCGCAGGACTAGCATGACCATCGAAGAGCAACTCGTCCAGGCCGCCGCCTCGCTTGCCGGCCTTACCGCCGAACGCGACGACCTCCGCGCCACCGTGGAGAAGCTGACCGTCGGCACCGCCTCCGAAGCCGAAGCCCTCAAGGTCGAAGCCGCGTCGAAGGACGCCAAGCTCGCCGAACTCACCGCCGCCCTGGAAGCCTCCGCCAAGGAAGCCTCCGAGCTGAAGGCCAAGGTCGCCGAGCTCGAAGCCGGCAAGGCCAGCGCCTCGAAGGAAGCCGCGAAGATCGTCGCCTCCTTCGGCACCGAGCCGGTCGAACTCCCGAAGGGCGACTCGCCCGCGAAGATGAGCGCCGCCGACATCAAGGCCGCTTACCTCGCCATGGCTGCCGGCCCTGCCCGCATCGCTTTCTTCAACGCCCACAAGGCCTCCCTCCTTTCCCTCTAACCCTCACTCCCTAACACATACCTATGGCTACTGTCCTCCCTACCGCCCCGGCTATCCTGTCTGACTACATCGTCCAGACCGTCGCCGGCAAGCTGCCCATCCTCAACAACGTCTCCGTCAACCTCTCGGCCTCCGTCGGCCGCGCTGGCAAGACCGTCTTCGTCCCGATCATGGGCGCTGGCACGGCTTCGGAGTTCAACAAGGCCACCAACACCCTCGCGGATGTGGATGGCGCCACGATGACCGACTCCTCGGTCACCCTGAAGCACTTCAAGTACGTCGATGAGTTCAGCCCCCTGGACATCCAGGAGTACGGCATGCAGTACCTCATCAACGCCTACGCGAAGACCGCCGCTCAGGCCATCGTCGACAAGACCTGGGCCGAAATCGGTTCCGTCTTCACGACCGCCAACTACGCCACGGAAGAGACCGTCGCCCTCGCTGACTTCGGTTATGACGACGTGACCCAGGCTCAGTTCCTCCTCGACTCCGCCAAGGCTGGCGAGCCCCGCTCCTTCCTCGTCGGCAACGGCTACCTCAAGAGCCTGCGCAACGACTCGAAGATCTACGGCTCCCTCAACCCGGCCGCCAACGCCGTGGTCACCTCCGGCTCGGTCGGTCAGGTCGCCGGCATGGACATCTACCAGTGGAACCAGATCCCGGCCAACGGCGAAAACCTCGCCGGCGTCGCTATGGGCCCTGACTCCCTCCTCGTCGCCACGGGTATCCCGATGGCTGAGATCGCTGGCTTCACCTCCAGCGTCTCGACCGCCGAGTCTGGTCTCTCCGTCCAGGTTCTCGTCGGTCAGGCTGAGACGGGCAACATCCGCTGCATCGCTCAAATCCTCGTCGGCGCCAACAAGGGCCGTTCGACCTCCCTCGTCCGCTACGTCACCGCCTAATAGCGGCCGACAACGGAATCGAAGGGGCTCCGCAAGGGGCCCCTTTTTTGTGCCTGTTTGCCAATGGCCGCAGGGTTATGAGTTTGTACGCTGAGTTCCTGCCCGACGCGAAGGAGATGTGCGCCGATTTTTCCGTACCCGGTTCTGCCAATAACGGGGCGATTACATTCGCCTGCCTCATCTCCGACCCGGCCGTGCAGACCGTCCTCGAGGCAGGGGGGTATATGGAGCGTACCCAGTACAATGTCCGCCTGCCCGCCGCAACGGCCTCCTGGAGCCTCCCAGACGGGTCTACGGGGGCATCCACGGCCATCATCGTCGGCGGCATCCCCATCGCCTCCCTCGCCCAGGGCAAGAAGATCGTGGCCGGCGGGAAGACCGTCCGCATCACGACCCAGACCTACAAGCCCGGGTCGGCGTGGGTCACCCTCGTCGTCATCGACGACAACCAGTAATGCCGGCCAAGGTCTCCATTGAGCCGAAGTCCCTTGCGGAGTTCGTGGAGGCCTGCCGCCAGTTCGCGGCGCAGACGAAGATCACCATGCGGGACGCCGTCCTCGAGCAGGCGGCCTTTGCTTGTCAGGATGCGGCCATCTTTACCCCTCCCCTGGTCAAGGGCGGAGGCGGAGGCCTTACCCCTGGGGCTAAGAAGGCTGGTCTCGGCGCCGTGGCCGGGGACATCTCCAAGATTTTCGTGGCCGCAAACGACTCTTCGGCCAAGGGCGTAGCTGGAAACCTAGTCAACCAGATGGCCTTCGCCGTCAAATCGGGCGACTTCGGAACCTTCTCTCGCCTTACCGACGGGGGCAAACTCTCCGGCATGCTGGGCCAGCGCAGCGTACTCTCTAAGATCGCGGCCGACACGGATAAACAGCGGGCCTTCGCCAAGGCCAAGAACTTCCTGAACAGGGCTAACCCCATCAAGAGCGAATACGGCACGCAGGGTTTTGTCCGCGACCTTCGTCCGATCCATGACCAGGTCAAAGGCAAGTTCGGAGGCCGCATCAAGCAAGGCCGCCGCCCGGTCACAGCAAAGCTCCTCGTGCAGGACAAGACCGAGTTGCAGGAATATATCCAGCGACGCCAGCAGATGGTCGGCCTCATCAAGTCAGGCTGGGCCAAGGCCCTCGCCGGCCTGCCCAAGCCCAAGGACAATAACGGCCAGCAGGGCGAACCCGGCGCTCAGCTGCGCAAGGCCTCATGGGTCACCTTGCATTCTGGAGTCCCCGGGACTAATGTCACCACGTTCACCGACAAGGTGGCCGAAGTCTCCGTGACGAACACCCTAGGCAACATCAACGCCATCGCCGACGAGGCGGGAGTACTCGGCCTAGTCTACGGCAACCGCGTGAAGCAGATGCCCGCTATGATCCGTTACCGCATGCGCAAGCCCGTGAACAAGTTTAACAAGAAATAACCATGTCCAACTCCATCCGCCACGTCGTCGAGTCGACCCTCGCGACCTACCTCTCGACGCAGACCGGCCTTGCCGGCGTCCAGATCCTGACGGGCGACAGCGCCGTGACGCAGACCCTGCCCAAGGCGGTCGTCCTATGCGACTCAGCCCGGGCCCCTGGCGACCTCCCCGAGGGCCTCGGAAATTACGAATGCTCCGTCCGTGTCACCCTGTTCTCGAACGCCGACGACACCACGCTGGCCGTCCACCGCGAGCGCTGCGCCGCCCTGTCGGACTGCATGAAGAGCCTCGACCTTATTCAGGCTGCCTTCGCGGCCACGAGCGGCGCGGCCCTGTGTTACGACGTGACCTATCGCTCCGAGGACGAGGGCATCGACGAGCGCTCCTGGGCGACCTCCTTCGCCTTTGACGTGCTCACTTGCCTCGAACCTGAGTAGGTTGCCAATTGAGGCAGGAGTAAGATGAACGTAAACAAAGGCGTCGTGTGCTTGTATGGAATCGGCGAAGGCCAAGAGGCCTCCCTTTTCGTGCAGTCCTACTCGGTCACCTCTGGATTCAACAACACCGGCACGGTGGTCAACGAGTCCGGCCTGACGGTGACGGCTCGTTACGACGACCGCCGCTCCGAGATCACCATCGAGGGCGTGGCCAAGGCCACTTCCGTCCCGCAGCTGGGCGCCACCCTTTCCTTCACCGCGAAGACCGCCTCGGCCTACCCTGGCGGCTCGGCTTCGGTCTCCTTCTCCGGCGTCATCACGAAGGTCGACGACCGCGGCAGTTCGAAGGGTTTCGTTTCGGTCAGCGTCACGGCTGAGTCGTACGAAGAGATCACCTACTAATTGACACCCCCGCAAGGGGAGTAGTCTGGAGGGAGTGGATAGGCGCTTCCTAAATAGTCAGGTTGACCCTGCTCCGTTTACCTTAATGGGCAGAACCCTATACCCGTGGTGCCTCAAGTACCGCGTGCGCCTGCATGCGTTCGACTCTCCCCTTATATCCCCTGGAAAGCCGGTTACCCCGGCCGACCTTATCTTCGCCTGCCAAGTCTGCGCCGAAGAGACCCTTGGAGAGGTCAGCCTGATGGACAAGTTGCGCATCTTCAGGATGGGGAAAAACCCAGAGTACTTTAAGAGAATGCTTAATGCCTTCGCCGGCTATATCCTGGTCGAAGACTGGCCGAAGTTCTGGGAGAAGGACGCCCAAAAGGAAGGAGGGAGCAAATCCCTGCCTTGGCCGATGGCCATCATCGCGAACCTAGTGGCCAACGGCGTGCCTTACAAACAGGCGTGGGAAATGCCCGAGTGTCAGGCCATCTGGCTGAACGCAGCATTCGCGATGCGTAAGGGGGTCGACGTCGCGATCATGTCGCCCGAGGAGGAGGCCTTCATCGAAGATCAGCTGAAGGCCGGCGAAGGGGAAGCCCCCGTTGCCAATCCCGCAGGGTAAAGAGCCCATGTCCCAAGACCTCACCGTAAACATAAGGACGACCTCCGATGTCCCGCAGGCGATGGATAAGTCTAAGACCGCCGTGGTATCTTTCTCTAAACAGGTCGAAGATGTGCAGAAGAAGTTCAGCACAGGAATCAAGGACATCTTCCTGGGATTCTTTGCCCCGATGGTTCTATTCCAGAACGCGCTCTCAATGATTCAAGACAACCTCCGTGAGGCTCGCGAGCTTGCGAAGGAAGGAGTCAATCTAATCTCCGAAGGTAAAGGCAAAGGGCAAACGTCTAACGAAATGACCTTGGCTAACATCGTAAAGGCAAAGCAAGAACTAGATAAGCTCAAGGCAGAGACCGAGGCGGGGAAAAGTTTTCTGCTTAACTGGTTTGCATCAAATACTGAGGAGGGAAAAACGATGGCGAAGGCCATTGCGGAAAACATGATTTCACCTGAAGGAGCTCCAGATGCATTGGAAAGGTTCGGAGGATACGAAGGACTATTGAAACGATACCTTGAAAGCCCTGAAGGGAGAAAGGCACAGGAACTTTCTCAATCAATGACTAAGGAAGAAGAAAAGAAGGCCGATGGTAAGTTCAAAGGCCCAGAGGGCTTCGGCACGGTGGTCGGCGTGGGGGCGAACCCAGTCATGGAAGCCATGACCCGCCAGAACGAAATCCTCGAGGAGATTAAGATCATCCTCCAGGAGCAGAGCATCCAGAACCGAACTGGCGAGGGAGTCCCTCTTCCCTTCACCGATCGCGCCGTCCCCCTCGCCATGATGAAGGAAGGCCTCGCTTAATCTACCATGCCCATCGTAAACACAGGCAACTCTCTCGCCGCGCAATTAATCCAGCCGGGTCTCACCGTCATGTCAGACGGCTTCGGACTAGTCACCGCGACGGCGACGTACAAATGCGACTGGTCTGCCGCCGTGCCTACCACGATGCGAGGCACGCCGCTGGACTTCGGTGGCTTGACTTACCTCAAGGCGCACAAGTCTAGCATCAGCTACGACAACCTCCAGTTCAAGACGGTCAAGGTGGACTACGTCGGCATCGACCCGACCGTCAACAGCGGCGCATGGACTAATGCCAATACATCCGCGGCCAACGGACTGACCTCCGAGAACATCACTTCGCACCCTAATTTTTTCGAGCAGGGCGCTGGGTTTAGTGTCGGCCCGCTCGCCGGCCTGCCTGCTGACTTCGGCGGCGCCTACGACGACTCGACCCTCGGGCCGCCTGTCACTCTCATCAACGAAGACACGGGAAAGCCTGTCGTCGTCCCTTCCTCGCAGGGCTACAACGGCGCCTGCTTCGAGACTGGTATGGGTGGACGCTTCATCGGCTTCGTCGACCCAGAGGTTCCTTATCTATTTGGCAAGACCCAGTACCTTGCAACCACCACTACTTACACCGGCGTGATCTATGTGAACACGCACCAGTCTGCTCGCATGATCATCGACTCACTTGGCACGGCCGTAGCCGGAAACACATGGGCCGCGTTTAAGCTTCTGCCTGACTGGGCTGAAGTCGGCAGCGGGCCTTATGGTAAGATGAACCTACTCTCGCAGGCTAACGTCGAGGAGTTCGGATTGCTCTACAAAGTAAACTACGAGATCCGTTATTCCAAGGAAGGCTGGCCTCCCGACGTTTACATCAATCTTTGACCTATGGCTATTCAACCAGGTGTCGGCTATACCTTCACTTCTTCGAGCCTAGGGACGAACTTCAACATCGAGAAGCCTTGGGCGCCGTGGGCGACGTATGCCACAACGGAAGACCCCGGCCATCCGTTCAAGATTGTCAACGTAAGCATCCGAACGGTAGGCAGCGCCAAGTCCATCATCTACCAAGTCCAGTCTGGTATCATCAACAACCTGGTGCCGAAGATTAACGACTATATCACGAGCACGGAAGTGCTGCTTAATCGCGTCACCTCTGGCGTGCCCGATCCTCCTACCGCCGAACTGACCTCGGCATTCTTCAACGCCTCAACCAAGACTTCATATATCACTCTCCGGGCAGGGGCCAAGACCACGAGCCCATTCAATTACCCCGACGATATATTCAGCAGCAACCAGTACCCGGTGATCATCAGCAGGAATACCTTCCCTGTCACGCCCGACAGCGACACATGGGGCTTCCTGGTCATCGGCACCATCACGGTGGACGACATCACGGCCCCGACGACCTTCACGGTCAATCAGAACGTCACCGGCTCCCTGTGGGCTGACCGCATCAAACTAGGCACGACTACGGCGCGTTACTATTACGCCCGCATCTGATGGGCTACATAATCGGAGTAGACGTCGAGACCCTGACATGGGTTTCCACGCGGCGAGTGGTTGGCAACTTTAACGCGCCACCACAGCCGGTCATATACGGAGATCACAATCAGGAGTACCCTGCTGGACCGAAGCATCTCAAGACAATCGAGGGCAATGGCCTGATCCGCGGCAACGTTCTCCAAGGCGGGCCTGAGATTTACTTCTTCGAGCAGACCGCTCCAATCGAGGATTACTTCCTAGCCTCTGGCTTCGTTGAGCCCTACCCCGAAGACATGGTCGGCAATACGGTACAGACCAGCACCAGCGCTTTCACGCTTATCATCGACGCTTTCGACCTAGGCCAGACGGCAGGAACGGGGGGCACGAGCCCGGTCACGGACTTTGAATGGTTTGAGAACGTGTCCTGAGGTACCCTTGCCAATCTGGGCAGGGGTATAAGACCCGATGAGCTGCTCTAACACCGTAAACATCTCGCAGGGCAACACCTTCGCCTGCACGTTCACCTGGACTCCAGGCGCCTCGGGCCCCGCGAACCTGTTGACCACGACCCTGACCTCGACCGTCGAAGACCGGGCGGGCAAGACCTACGAGCTCACGATCACCAAGGCGCTCGACGGCCTGTCCTTCACCGCGGTCTACCCCGGCTCGACCGAAGACTGGGCCATCGGCCTAGGTCGCTGGGACATCAAGTTCGTCTTCCCTGGAGATACCATCTCCCGCACGGAAATCTTCCGCATCAACGTCATCGACAGCGTCACCGTCTAAGCGCCGACCATGCCTGACGCGACGATTACTTCGACGGCCTCGACCTTCGGGACTATCACCGGCACCTTTGCGGCCGACCAGTCCACGGTCACGGGAACCATCTCGGGCATCATCACGGGAACCCTGACCGGCTCGGTCGGCGTTCCCGGTCCTGCCGGCCCTGCCGGGGCTGGCGTTCCTGCTGGCGGCACGGCTGGTCAGTACCTCCAGAAGATTGACGGCATCGATTATAACACCGACTGGGTCACGCTCAACCTTTCGGCCTACGCTCCGATCAACTCCCCCGTCTTCACGGGCGACCCGCAGGCGCCGACCCCTGCCTTCGGGGACAACGACACCTC